CAGTTACAGCTGATAAACTTGCACCTGATGTTTCATTTACACCTGATGATGGTTCTATTACTGCTGCTAAACTAGCAAATAATGCTGTAACTACAACTAAGCTAGCAAATAATGCTGTAACTACAGCTAAACTAGCTGATGCTAACGTAACTACAGCTAAGCTAGCTGATGCTAACGTAACTACAGCTAAACTAGCAAATAATGCTGTAACTACAGCTAAGCTAGCTGATGCTAACGTAACAGCACCTAAAATTGAATCACCTTTAAGTAGTGATCTAACCTTTTCATCTAGTCAAACATTTCCAAATATACCAGCTAATCCTCAATCATCTTCATATACTTTAAAGGCAACAGATGCCGGTAAACATATTAGTATTACAACTGGTGGTATTACTATTACTGTACCTAGTGGTGAGTTTAGTGTTGGTGATGTTGTCAGTATTTATAATAATAGTACTGGCAACCAAACTATTACAAGTAGCGGCGTAACACTACGAGGAGCAGGAACATCTAGTATAAGTGATCGTACATTAGCTCAATATGGACTAGCAACTATTCTTTGTGTTGCTTCTAATGTTTTTGTTATTGTTGGTAGTGGGTTAACTTAATGATACATCAATTACTTTTTAGTTCAGAAGTTTCACAATCAGGGCAAGTAACATTTACACCACCGATTGCTGCTACAAGTGCTAGTATTTTTAATTGGGTCGTTCCTTCTGGAGTAACAACTATTTGTGCAGTCTGTGTAGGTGGTGGTGGCGCTGGTGGTCTTACTTCCGGTAATCTTCCTTCAGGAGGTGGCGGAGGTGGCGGGCTTTCTTGGCTAAATGATATTCCGGTTACTCCTGGTGAAACATTAAGGGTTGTAGCTGGTGTCGGAGGTTATTATGATGTACCATCTGCAACCAACGATGGTCTAGACAGTGGTATTCTAAGGGGATCAACTACTTTATTAGGTGCCACCGGCGGAGAAGGTGCCACACCTGGACAATCATCTGGTGGAGGACAAGGTGGACCATCCCTTGTATCCACATGGGGTGGAGGTGATGGTGGTAATTGGCTTTTTCCATCAGGCTCAACTTCAGCAGGCTCAGGTGGCGGCGGCGGTGCAGGAGGATATAGCGGTGACGGTGGTCGAGGAGGTTATTTTGATGGATTTGGAGCTACTGCTGCTGATACAAATAGCGGCGGCGGTGGCGGCGGTTATGGTGGTCAAACTGTCGGCGGCGGCGGCGGCGGTGTTGGTCTTCTAGGAAAAGGTAGTGACGGTAGTGTAGGTACTTCACCTAACAGCGTTGGTGGAGGAGGTGGTTCCGGCGGTCAAGATGGTCTATCTACTGCAATTTCTAACGATAAAACTCAAGCAACCGGAGGTTTATACGGCGGTGGCGGTTTTGGTCGTCCTAGCGGAAACCCTGGTGCAGGTGCCCCAGGTGCTGTAAGAATTATTTGGGGACCGGGAAGAGCATTTCCTTCTACTAATACAGCTGACGTTTAAACAAATTTATTTAAAAACAACAACTATTTTATTATGATTAAACTTATTCGTCCTATTCTTCTTAAGTTTGCTAATTCACCGCAAGTAAAACTTATGATCATTGAGATATTGCGTCAACTTGCAAAAGATACAGATAATACTATTGATGATCAATCAGTAGATTTTATTGAACGTGGATTATTTGGTGAACTTTAAATGATTGAAGCAGGGGTATCAGCTCTTATTGGAGCAATTGCAGCCGGTGCTGCTTTAACAAATCGTATACACAATAGAATATCAGCTTTAGATAGACGTGTTGATACCTTTGAATTAAGTGTTGCACAAGACTATGTATCTAAAGCTGATCTTTCAGTAATGGTACAGCGTATGGAGGATCATATGGTCCGCATTGAAAACAAATTAGATCAAATTGTATTGAGAAATCCCTTATGAAGAAAAAAGCAACTGAAGACCAGTTCAACGAGTTGCATAATCTTGTCACAAAGGAATTCCTTGCACGTATTAAATCGGGTGAGGCTTCTACACAAGATCTAAAAGCAGCTTGTGATTGGTTAGCAAAGAATGATATTAGTGGTGTCGCCTTTGAAGGTAGCCCACTAGATAAACTAGTTAATATCATGCCAACTGTTGATCCTGAACTTGTACAACGGAGACTTTATGGCTCGAAAGTCTAACTATAGCGGTGCTAAATACGCTAATGGTAACTATAAATCATATCAAAAGAAATATGATTCTAGTAAATTACAGATCTCTAAACGATCTGAACTAAATAAAGAAAACCGTAAACGTGGAACCTACGGTAACGGTGATGGCAAGGATGTATCCCATAAGAAAAATGGAAAGACATTCCTCGAAGCAGCATCAAAAAACAGAGCACGTAAAGGACGCGCATGACCCCACTACTTCCTACCCCTAACGATTACCTATACAACTTAATAGTCATGACCTCACCAGAAGCTAAGCGTCTGTGGAGACGCTCTATTAAGGAACATTTTGACCATACTTGTATCTATTGCGGAAAAACCTATGACCTTAGTCAACTATCTATCGATCATGTTCATCCTCGCGCACGTGGCGGAGAGGATGTCGCAACAAATGTTGTATGCGCCTGTACCAGATGTAATCAGGATAAAGGAAGTACACCCGTCCTATCGTGGATGAGAGATAAATTTGGAGTTAATAGACTCCGTGAAAAACTAATTATGGAGTATATTAATTAATTATGCCAATTGAAAAACGAATAGGTTTAGTCAACAAAAAAACTGGCAAACTATGGGCTGGTGAAAACTATGGAGAGCAATCTCAAGAATCTTACGATAAACTATTAACTGCTGGTAAATTAAACCCTGTACAACAAGGCATCGATAGATTCGGTAATTATCTTACTACATCCGCCCAAGCAGATCCTATTGTTGGTCCTGTTTTAAATTTTTTAGGTGCTGGTGTTAGGACTATTACTAATGTTTTACCTGAACCAATTAAACAAGGTGTAGGTTTTGTTTTAGATAAAAATCAAGAAGCAGCTGAAAACATTGCGGCTGCAACTGGTTTACCTGTCAGTTTAACTGATCCTATGACTATTGCTGATGTAGTAACAGGTGGTGCAGTGACTGCAACTAGACCTGCTGTTAAAACAGCTGTACGTGAAACACTTGAAGGTGCAGCTACAATTGGTCGTAACTTACCACCTCCTGGTCCACAGTTAGTACCTGTTGGAGCTGGTGCAGCACCTCGTGTGCAGTTAAATGTATCAAAAGGTAAAGCTAATTTAACACCACAAGTGATGGATCTTACTATTACAGATCCAGAATTTTTAGCACCGGGGGTAAGAGAAGGTATTGCTAACACACCAGCTAATATTAAAGCTAGGAAAATGTTAGACAAATCTTTAGATATATTAAATAAACGTAGGGCTAAGTTAGATTCTGATTTAGCAAGTGGTAGAATAAAAAAAGGAAGCAGTGAATACAACCGTTTAAATAAAAAAATACGTGAAGAACGTTACGGTGAAATGTCATCTTTTTACAATCAACTTGATCAAGATCCACCGGCTTTTAAAAAAACAGGTGAAAAACATGTTGATCCAACTAATATAGATGTAGTAGCTGAACAGCACCATTTGGCTGCAAAAGCTCAAACAGAACCATTTATTGAAATCATGCTAGAAGTAGGGGATCCTGATGATCTTGTTGCACTACATGAATATTCAAGAATGTTAGGTGTGATTATGGGTAATTCAAAAAGAAATATGTTAGATGCACCAGGGCCAATTCATAGAGCAGCTATGGCTAAAACTGCTAAAGAAAAAGCAGGAAATATTCATTCTGTTTTTAATGCAGCAGGTATGGAGCCAAATAATGCATATGTTAGGAATCTTTTAAAAGATGCAAAAAGTGCTGATGATGTTATGCGTGTTTTTAAAAAATATGCTAACGAATATTTAATTCCTCAACAAAACATTGCAAAAAAAATAGTTAAAAATTATCTGGATGATTATAGTATAAAATTAACTACATCTGAAAGAAATAAATTTAACAAATTAGTAAGTGAATTAAACTAGAAGCCCCTACAAGCCCTCCCTACCCCCTACACGCTAGATTCTACCTATGAACACTTTAGACCTCCTTAGAGACGATTTTAAGCTATTCCTACAAGCCCTGTGGCGTGAACTAGACTTACCAAACCCTACACGTGCTCAATATGCAATTGCTGATTACCTTCAACATGGTCCAAAGCGTTTACAAATCCAAGCATTTCGGGGAGTTGGTAAGAGCTGGATTACTGGTGCTTTTGTTCTTTGGACTTTATTTAATGACCCCGAAAAGAAAATAATGATTATATCTGCTTCTAAAGAACGAGCAGATAACATGTCAATCTTCCTACAAAAATTAATCATTGAAACACCCTGGTTGGCTCATTTGCGCCCTAAATCTGATGACTCCCGTTGGAGTCGTATCTCATTTGATGTGGCTTGTTCCCCTCACCAAGCCCCTTCTGTTAAATCAGTGGGTATTACTGGTCAGCTTACAGGTAGTCGTGCTGACCTAATGATCCTGGACGACATTGAAGTACCAGGAAATAGTATGACAGAATTTATGAGGGAAAAACTTCTACAATTATGTACAGAAGCTGAA